GCATTTCCGCGGAGACCCCGTACAACTCCGCGAAAAGCTGACGGGTACTGGGGGATGGCGCAAATTCCCCCACAGGACCCGTATAGTGCATAATGTGGTAGCCGTCCTCAACGAACCTGGGATCCTCGCCTGCGGTGAACTGCAGCGCGGACCGGCCAAGAGCGCCCAAGATCGGACACTGGGGCACCTCGTAGCAGAGAGAAAGTGCCTTTGCCCTCAAGAGTTGCTTCATGATGGGCACCCCAGCGTTGATAAAACTGCTTGTCCAGCCAAATGAGGAGAGGACCGCACGAGGGTCCTTCACAATCTCGCCGCTGTCGGCGAAGACCATTCCACAAAAGCTGGCGCGGCAAGGGTCGGTGACTTCTTCGATCTTGATGGTAAACCCAAGATCCTCGTAGTCTTTGGAGGTGAGACTGACGTCGGTGCTGAACAGGCCGTCATCCCCCTCAACAAACCCCTCGTACTTGCCGCCCTTTTCGGAGATCAGGAACAGTGTGAGCATTAGGTTTGTGAAACCATTGCCCAGAGAAGTGCACATGTCCCCGCTCATCCGACGCCCCTGCACTTGGGCGCGGACCCCAGAGCGAGTTCTCATCTTGTTCTCACCCTCTAAGGTCCTGCAAATCACCTTCTGTAACTCTGGATAGTCAGCAAGGCAATGCTTGTACAAGAGCAACTCAATGGCTCTCATCACCTGGGGCGTGAAATGCGATTCAAACGCCGTGTAATCAGTCGCGTAATACCGCCTTCCGGCATAACGCATGGCCGCTATGAGCGCAGGTCTCTCAGGCACGGGAACGTGCTTTATGAACGGCTTTAACTTATACACCTCGGTCTCAATGGTCTTGAAGGCAGGCCCACTGTAAACCTTGAACGCATCGCACCTTGAGTTGATCATGCGACAGAACTTGTACTCCCTGTAGGGCTCAGTCTTAACGAAGCTGTCAATGTGGGAACATTGTCTCTTGGTTGGCGCACCGCCTTTGAGATTGTCATAGGCCTCACGCAACTCGGAC